CGATCTTGGATGGAACTTGCCAACCGAATGGAATCGCTAGCCCAACTTCAAGGTTATATGTTCCAATCGTTTTTGTTTTTAATTTGCCAAGCACGATCATATGTAAATCGGCCATCGTTTTGAATTTAACCCACGAACGCGTCATACCTGTCAAAACATATGTCGATGCGGCAGATTTAATCATTGCACCTTCACTTGCAGGTTGTTTCGATAACTCTTTAATTGCATTATCGAGATCTTTACGTTCTTTGACAATGGTAATCGGAACACGATTAAAACCAGGTTTTGGTACTCCAGATGTTGATTGATCAATAGGCAAACTATTATAAATTTTATATCGCTCGCTATACGGTTCGTTATGTAAATCTTTATTATAATATAAACAATCATGTACGTTGATAACTATCTTCGAATCGTCGGGTTTCGTATTCGAATGTTGATATCCACTAACAACTTCTCTACCATAATGAGTCGTTCCATCCCACATTTCGAGTTCAACATCCAAAGAAATTGCATCAACGTTTAGTTTTTTCATAAAATCAACGATCGATGGATATCGGCGTAAAACATCCGGACCATCTTCGGAACGAATAACAACACGATCGCCTTGCTTCATGATTTCGCACCGTGCCCCGTCGAATTTTTTCTGAGCATAAAGAGGATAATCTTTTTCAGTAAACCACTCAGCAACTGCTTCGACGGTAAATGCTTCGCCTTCGTGATAGCCTCGCACGCCTTTTAATGGCATCCAGAATCTTAACGGCTCGATTTCATTTTCGTTTCTCGATTGTTTAGCCTGTCGTTTAGCAACCTCATCTCTCAACGTTGCTTGCATTCGCACGAGGTTATGATCTGACGGGATTAACCACAGATCATAAAGATCGACGTAGTTGGTAAATGGCCCACTGCCGTATTTATTATAATTAAACATCGCTCTTGTATGTAATTCGGGAGGTAAAGCTCTACCAAGTCGAAATTCTATCGGAACATCGCGTTCTTCGATACGATCCGTTTGCATAACGAGAAAGTCTATATCATTCGAAGATAATCCTCGATTTGGTACTCCGCCGATTACTTTAATAAATCCTTTAGAGACGCAGATAGGTTGTTTATAAATATCTAATATTTCTCTTAAACGGATCGACCGACCTTGAACGTTACCACTGCCATGAACATATAACGGATCGGTTAAATCAACGTTTGGCAATGAATCGTTAGTAGCTTTTGGGAAACTTTTTAAATCATCAGGTAGCGAATTGTCAAGTGCGCCGTGAGGTAAATGTTCAAGATCACGTTTCTTCATTTCTTCAACAACGCGTTTATGAAAACGCTCAATTTGTTCGCGTGAAAATTTAATTTCATTACGAAGCGCTTCGTTAAACCATGCATGAGCTTTTGCATGCATATGCAATATCACACGATCATCAGTTTCTTGTGATGGATCATATGTATCGATATCGAATGTATCGTCGGATAAATAGGATAATGCAAGCGCATCTTCTTGCTCAAGAGTAGCATTATCATACGAGGTTTCCATTGCAGATTTCGTCCATTTGCCTGATTCACTTTTTCGAAACCCGGCTCTTTTTACTGCCGACCATGCGATACGAATCACCATCTGTTCGTTATGTGTTTTCTTAAAAACGTTGTTAAATGTAGATCGCCAAATTGTCTGAGCAGCATCTGGCAAAACGTTCTTTACGTTATCGGGCAAATCCTTATTCTCTACGTAAGGCAACTAAGTCACCTGCTGATCATGTTGACTTTCAGGTGTCGTTGGATAATTCGGACCAGATCGTGTTACGTAGCCTGAAACAACATCACCAATTGTTCGTTCGCCTCGACCGGATGAATCGCCCTTTGGATTAGGCAAATCGGATATTTGATCATCCGTCAACGGTGCATCTCCTAACATCGCACGCAATTCTGTACGTGTCCAACTGTTTGTGCTATATAGTATAGCAATTTGTCGAACGAATTCTTCACGATCACGAAGAAGAATCAATTGGAATTTAACGTCGATATCGCGTAACTCGTCATTTGTTATATCTTTAATGACTTTCTTAACATGTGTACGGAAAAGTTTGATAAGCTGTGTACGAATTACGAGACCGATCGATTCGGCAGATATTGCAGTATAGCTTGCGCCAATTAATCCCGATGCATAAGAAGATTGACGTTCGAGAACTTCTTGAACACCTGTGGAACGAAATATAGATTTATTCAATTGATCAAGCAAATCATTTGGACTCGAATATGTCGTCGATTTAGGTTCAAGAATATCCGCATCAGTATCCTTGCCTGTAATAATCGCTTGATCAGCTTGTTGATCGGATATCGAAGCTGCGAAACTTTCAATCTCTGCTTGTGCAGCAGTCTTTGCATTTTGGGTTTTTTCCGCAGCTGTTGATCCACTAGCCTGATCAGGTGTGAAAGCAGACAAATCGAGCTTATAATGTACTTTTGGTAGATGTCGTCGTCTCCATAACATATCATTAATCTTTGAAGATAATTTCCATAATTCATCAGCTTTTAGACTATAAACTGGACTTTGCGACCAAATACCTAACGTTTCTCGACCTTTATTATCGGCAATCACCTGAGCATTTGGATCGATCGAAAAGTGTAAACATTCGTCTTTCGGCCATGTTTCTTGACTAGTTGTATCTCCTTCTGCGTAAACGTAAATATTAGGTTTACGTAAATAATATGTTAACGACGCTTGCCCAATTTCGCTTGTTTTTTCGACGGCTGTTGATAACGACATTGGTAATGGGATTAGCTCATTGATTCCTGATTCGTTCATATTCATAACAACAACAAGATCTCCATCACGGATTAACGATCGTGTGGCGGTATAAACCCATGAACGAATATTTAAGTCTTCGTCGATATTTTGGCACGTTTTTAAGATTAATTTCTCGCGATCGGTAATTTCTTTACCAACGCGTACAACAGGTCCTTTATAGGCCGATTGAACAAGTGCAGATTTCAATGCAATTGCAGATTGAAGATCAGGATCGACACGTTCAAATGCTTCGAGAAGATCATAACGTGCTTGCGTACGTTTGAATATCTCGTTCATGATCGTTCCTGCTTCTGGAACATCTTTAAACAACTGTGGACTTGTTAATCGTTTTCTAAACCATTTTGTTACGAATGACATTTCATATCACGACCTAAATTCCTTTATATATATTCAATGGTATACGAAATGAACCGTGATTTGCAATCGTCCAATCAAGGTTGGCAACCGAATCGATTACATCTTTGCTGCCACCTTTAATATGATCGATACGTTTAACGTTTATAATGCGTAGTTGCTTGCATTCGTCGAGAACGAACGGAAAGTTACATATGTGAATCTTTTTCTCGTAAAATCGTCTACGAACTGATTCATGATCATCACGAGTAACGATGTGATCATGAACGATACATCCCTCTGCTTGCAATGCTTGTTGTGTTTCCGGGTAATTCCATGTGTCGAATGTGCAATGTCGAACATGGAATGTTTTTACGACCTTGACGAGAAAGTCCTTGACTTCAATAGGATTGATATCCCGTTTTGTGGGTGTAAAACGAAATAACCCGTCTACTTCTAAAATTCCATGATCGTTATGACCGAGTGCAATCCCGAACGAATCATGTTTTAGTGCCGGATCGCCTGTTAGAAAATAACGATTTTCTTCTGGAGGTATGAAATCGATGTTTTTATGAACTAAATCAAGTATATTCGGCATCGAAGTATCTACAGTTAAAATCGAATCATCCGCGTAGAAACGATCATAACTAGAATATGGAACAGCACCGAAGTCTCTCATGAAGGTTATAGGATCTTTGTCGCGTTCAGTAATCATCTCAGGAGAATCTTCTGCGAGATTAGGATTCATCTCCCATGTGGCAAGATGATATCCCAACATTGATGGTAATCGTGTGGATTTCTCGAGTACACGCATTCCAATGTCGTTTTCGAAAAGAGGCGATGTTATCGAGACGATCTTACCTTCGAACCCGAATGTCATTGTAGATTTGGTTAGTGACGTATAAACTAATTCTGCACCTCGTTTTCCTTCGCTATCTTCAAATTTGGATAACTCATCGAATCCCATGAAGATTACATCACGACCTACCATTCCAGACGAAGAAGATGTACCTGCTAACATGTACAAATGTTTGTTTGGAAAACGTATTTCCAGATCGTAAATCTTCGGGTTATATTTTTGGAAAAACGGAGATTGGCGAACCAATGTCTTCGTTTTTCCAAAAATTGTGTCCGACGCTTGCTCCTCTCCTGTGGCAACTAGAATGATATAAATGTCTGATCCTGGGATTAGATTAAATCGTTTCGATGGATCTGGTAGTACTAGTGTTTTGAATGCACTGTAGCATGCCATTGAAGCTGCAAGAGTTGTTTTTCCAGAACGCATACCTGCTACGACGATTAGCTCTTTGAATGGCGTTGAAAGTTTCGTACGGTCGAGGATAGGTAACGATAACCATTGGTTATAATCGTAATCTTTAGGTTTACCAGTATAAAAACTAGTGAAGATTTCCTCTTGCAATGGATACGGCTTAATACCGAGAAAATATGGATTTCTCAGAAATTCAGCCGGATCGTTGAAAGCTTTGAGTTCCAGACAAGCTTGTTGGAGCGACACTTATTTCATTCTCCATGAATTTGACTAATTTAGCTTGTTGATCGGGCGGTAGTTCCGTCATCATGAATGAAACGATTTTGTTAAAGTTGCTAGTTACCATAGTTAGCTGAATAACAGGTAATTGCTGCAAACGACCCTCTAACTGCGCCAGGTCGATCGCCAAACCTCGTAGCTCGTGAACGAGAGAAGCGATCATTTTCTCGTTGATCGGATTAACAGGCGTATTCTTCAAATCTTCAATACGATTGTGAATCATGTTCAGGCAATCGCGAAGAAGTTCTACATCCGATTGAGTTTTCTCGCTAACTTCGATTTCGAAATGGTTTGTAATATGATACCATAACGCATCAGATGAAACACCCAGCTCGCGAGATCCATCTTCAATAGACATAGCCCCTGTGGATACTTGTTGGCTAATCCATGTACCTCTCGGATGTTCACAGATTTTGCACGAGACTAGCA